CCATCCAGTGGCAACTATAATATCTGCGGCGGCGGTCTTTCTATTGTGCCGCCTGCCTATACTACTACTGAAATACACTTGGAGGGTAATGGCGAAGGGCTGACTTCAGTTCGTATCGCGCCTACTTGTGCCGCGCCGCCGCTTCAGATGCTTTATATTCTTAATGGGTTTTCTAATTTCGCCAATCCAATTAATACCAAAAGTAATGCGCGCATATCCATCAATCATCTTAGATTGGATGGGTATTGCAAGGCTACATACAATATCAACAACGCATATAGCGTGCAGCTATCTATTAAAAACAGCGTTCTTCGTAACGTCAAAGTTGCGGCTAATTCCGCTAACTACAATCAGACTGGCGGATATGAAACCTATATCGACGGCTCAGTAAGGCTTGAGAACATTAACGATGCAGGAAACACTTGTTATTCGGCAGGGTCTCTGCCGGATTACAATCTTGCCGTTACGTCTTCTGACAATCATTTTAACGCTATGGCTGTCGGAGCCAAGAAAGCCAACTTCTATCAGGCAAACGGTGGCAATAATGATTTTTCGCACTCACATGCATGGGGGTATGGCGTTCCTAACGTCGATAATCAGCCTGACTCTCGCCCCGAGTATAACTACGTCATTCGCGGTTCAGCTACTATCGTAGGTGCAGTAGCAGATAGCTTTACGCTTGGTGGTTTTTATCTGTCCAATGTAACGGCGACGGGCGGCAATAACCAAGACGGCGGTCAGCTTATCGGCGCGCGGTGCATGGGTGTCGTCGATGCCGGAACAAGTTGCATTGTTATTGACAATACCACATACCCGTTAGTTAATTGGGTCATAGCCGATAACAATACACAGGGCATAACAACGGCAGGCAAGCCCATAAAGATAATAGGCGCTTTGGATCCAACTACGGTTGTTCGGGATAATACTTGGAGCCTTGCAAGCACACCTATCTTTATCGGAGGCCCGGCGTTTGGCGTGCAAGCAATTACGCTTACGTCGGACGCGGGTAATGCATATGTTGCTGCGTCGGCTGCGTCTGGCGTTGGCACTGATAACTCTACGCTGAAAATTTCCGCTAACGGGTCAGGAGGCGTAATTCAGAATATTGTCAATTCGGCCCCTATATTTACTGCGGCGGCCAATCAGGTCTTTTTCGCCAAGCCAATCTCTCTATCTGGTAGTTCTAGCGGCACTATTGTGATTGCTCCGCAAGCCGCCGCCGGGACATACAACTTTAATTTGCCGACGACCGCAGGCACATCAAGCTATCTGCTGACTTCAGCGGGCGGCGGCGCATCGCCTATGACATGGACTGCGCCCACGATCACTATCAATGGCGCGAGTTGTTCGCTAGGGGCAAGTTGTTCGCCTCCCGCTGGATCTATCGGATTTCCGGCCACAGTCAGCGGGACTGTGAACAGCGGGGGCATACCCTATTTTAGCAGCCCGACACAAATGTCTTCGTCAAATTCACTGCTTGCTAATCAGTTGGTTATAGGTGGCGGTGCAGGCGCTGCGCCAGCTACTACCGGTACGGGCACAGGTGTTTTGACGGCACTTGGTAACGCCGTAAACGGTTCAGGCGGTTTAGTCACATACGATGGTAATATTGGCGCGGCGTCTGGAACTTCGCTGGCTCTTGGCGGTGCGACTATTGGTAGTAACGCGTTGGCCGTCACCGGCACGACCGCATTGGGTTCGTCGCTTTCAATAAACTCCAACGCCACTCTGACTGCACCGGCGTCTGCCACGTTGCAGTTCGGCGCTGCCGACGCTGCTTCGCCTACCGCGCAGGTATTGCGCGCACAATCGGTAGTTGCCGGCACAAGCAATACGGCTGGCGCTAATCTCACGATTGATGGTTCTCGCGGCACCGGCACCGGTAATGGTGGCGCGATTATCATGCGAACTGCAAGAGCGTCTACGTCAGGTTCGTCGCAGAACACATTGACGGCGCGGCTACAGATTAATCAAGACGGTTCGATCGGTATGGGAACCTCAGATTCAGGTGGCTTTTTCGGCACCTTGAATGTGGGCGGCACCAGCGGTTTTTCGGCAAGTGGATACCAAGAAGGTATCGCCAACACGCAAACCTTTGAGTCTGGAGCCACTACGCGATTTGACGCTTTTCTCGCGCAGCCCACTACCGGCGCGTCTGCTACCTATGCAGAGGTAAATCTTTTTGCCGCAGTGCAGACTTTTCTCGGGTCGGGGTCGACAATAACCACTCAAAACGGGTTTTTGGCGTCGGCGGCGCTTACGGGAGCCACCAATAACTTTGGGTTCAACGCAGGCAACGCCGCTGCAATCGGCTCGGGTAAAACACGTTTTGATTTTTACTCCAACTCTAATACAGCTACAGGTGGCGGAACCACATGGGGTTTCTACCAAAACGGCACAACCAATAACGCTTTCAGAGGTAACTCACGTTTCGGCGGCGTGACCGCGCCAAGTTACGCGGTAGACGTAACCGGCGATACTAATACCAGTGGGGTGTTCAGAGTTGGTGGAACTGCGGGTATAACGGCCACTAAAACCGTGCGCGACGCGGCCGGCACAGGCACTTGCACGCTTATATTCACGGGCGGCCTTTTGACGGGCGGCACATGCTGATACAGAGGGCTAAATGATAACTACGGCGACGCGACAGCAGTATTTTACTGCTGTAGCACAACTAGGCGATTTGGATCTTGTTTATCAAGCCATATCCGCCGATACAGAAAGCGCGGCATGGATACAATTTAATTCCGCCGAGCTTTTGCAGTTGGGCGACGCTGTGGCTCAAGCTACACAGTTAGCGCTTGGATTTACTGAAGATCAAATGGCGACGTTATTTGATACCGCAGCCAAAATAACGGTGTAATCATGACGACTGTGACGCGCCAACAGTATTTTACCGCCGTTGCTCAATTGGGCAATCTGGATCTTTTATACCAAGCTATCCCGGCCGATACGGAAGATAGCCCGTGGATTGAGTTTTGGTCGGCGCAATATGTGTCTTCAGGCGACGCGTTAGCTAATTTGACCCAGTCCGTTTTTAATTGGACGGACGGACAAATGATTGCGCTGTTTAATGCAGCGCAAAATGTTCCTGTTGTCGTCCCTTCTACATCCAATACCAATACGTCTTCCGTCGCCAATCTCATAAATGGCGCGCTCCGGCTTCTTGGCGTTCTGGCGGAGGGCGAAACGCCGTCTGCTGAGACTGCTAATGACGCTCTTGTCGCGTTCCAGCAGATGGTTGATAGCTGGAATACTGAACGTCTGGCAGTGTTTTCTACTCAGGATCAAGTGTTTAACTGGCCGTCGGGGGAGTTGTTCCGCACGCTCGGGCCGTCGGGGAATTTTGTCGGCAATCGCCCCGTCCTGCTGGATGACTCGACCTATTTCCGCGACCCGCAGACCAATGTCTCTTACGGCATCAAGTTCATTAATCAGCAGCAGTATAACGGCATCGCCGTCAAGACTGTGACCAGCACCTATCCGCAGGTCATATTTGTCAACAATACTTATCCTGATGTTGAGATGTATGTCTACCCGAAGCCGTTGCGGCTTTTGGAATGGCATTTCATTTCAGTTAGCGAGCTGACCAAGCCGGCTAATCTCGGCACGACGCTGGCGTTCCCGCCCGGCTATCTTCGCGCGTTCCGCTATAATCTAGCCTGCGAGCTTGCGCCGGAGTTTGGCGTCGAGCCTTCGGCGCAAGTCCAACGCATCGCCATGTATAGCAAGCGCAACCTGAAGCGGATCAATAATCCTGACGATATCATGTCTATGCCCTACAGCATCGTAGGGACCAGACAGCGCTATAATATCTATGCCGGGAATTTCTGATGAAGACGCCTATCCTTGGCTCCAGCTACGTTGCCCGGTCGGTCAACGCTGCCGACAATCGGATGGTGAATCTGTTTCCCGAGATCGTGCCGGAGGCTGGCAAAGAGCCTGCCTTCCTTCAGCGCGTGCCGGGGCTGCGTCAGCTTGTGCAGCTTCCAACTGGCCCGGTTCGGGGCCTCTGGACGTATGGCGATTATGCCTACGCCGTGTCAGGAAACCGCTTTTACCAGATTGATTCGAACTGGAACTATACCGACAAGGGCGGCGTCTCAGGTTCTAATCCGGTCAATATGGTTGACAACGGCACGCAACTTTTCATTGCGGCCGGCGCCAACGGCTACATCTACAACGCCAACACGGATGTATTTGCGCAGATCACGGATCCAGACTTTTACGGCGCCGTAGGCGTCGGTTTTCTGGATGGTTACTTCGTTTACAACGAGCCAAACAGCCAGAAGTTTTGGGTCACGTCGCTCTATGACGGCACGTCAGTAGATCCGCTTGACTTCGCCAGTGCAGAAGGTTCGCCGGACGACCTTGTCACGCTGATTGTAGACCATCGCGAAGTCTGGCTGTTCGGCACGACATCGGTCGAAGTCTGGTATAACGCTGGACTTCCTGACTTTCCGCTCGCTCGTATTCAGGGCGCATTCAACGAGATCGGCTGTCAGGCCCCCTACTCAGTCGCCAAACTGGACAACGCGCTTTTCTGGCTCGGCAAGGACGCCCGCGGTAACGGTATCGTCTACCGGTCCAAAGGGTATACCGGCGAGCGTGTTTCGACGCACGCGGTAGAATGGCAGATCCAGCAGTATTCGACGCTGGCGGACGCCGTCGCCTATACCTATCAGCAGGACGGCCACGCCTTCTATGTGCTGAACTTTCCGACCGCCAACACGACATGGGTATTCGACGTTTCTACCGGCGTTTGGCATGAGCGCGCCGGGTGGGAAGACAACAATTTTACCCGGCATCTTGGGCAATGTCAGATGAACTTTGCCAATGAGATTGTCATAGGCGATTATGTCACCGGCACTCTGTATGCCTATGACATGAACGTGTACTCCGAAGCCGGGTTGGTTCAGAAGTGGCTTCGGTCGTGGCGGGCGCTTCCTACCGGGCAGAACGATCTGAAGCGAACTG